GGACTGGGGGTCCTTATTTTGCATTGGACATAAGACCACTGAGACAGTTAATCTTAGCGGGAGTATTTAAAGGATTTAAAGGTTATAAAAAAGGTGGTTTAGTGACGAAGGCCCAAGGGGCTGGCTACAGCATGAACTACGGTGACTATGGAAGGAGTTATAAATAAATGTATGAATACGCTTGTAAGGTGGAAAGAGTTGTCGATGGAGATACTATCGACGTTGTGTTGGATCTTGGCTTTGATATTCTTTATAAGTCTCGCGTTCGTTTATATGGTATTGATACTCCCGAGTCACGGACTCGTAATCTTGATGAGAAAGCTAGAGGAAAGTTGGCTACGGCTTTCTTAAAAGAGGCCGTAGATTGTGGAAAACAAATAGTCATTCAAACAAAACTTAAAGACTCTAGAGGTAAGTTTGGCAGAGTGTTAGGTGAAGTTATTATTGATGGTGTAAATATCAATGTGAAGATGGTTGATGAAAACCATGCAGTAGCCTATTATGGACAAAGTAAAGAAGAAATAATTGCAGAACATCGTAAGAATAGAGAGCAATTAATTAAGAGAGGACTATATGTCGAAAACAACTAGAAAAAGAGCGCGCACAACAGAAGGCCAGTTCAAAGCTGACGATCCTTCTACTCCACACGTTAATGAAGCCTGGATCGAAGGACCTAGGTATTCAAGAATTGCTAGTGAAGTTACAGAACGATTGTTGAACTATACTGAAGGATTGCGACGCAAAATATCGGAAACGTCACGGTAAGTATAAAACGGATCTGGGCAAAAAGGTTATTCATAAGTAATATGTATAGTATATCATAAGTAATATCTATGAGGAAGAGTCCACCGAGAAGTTTACGCGACAAACGCGGAACCTCTTATGATGAGTCCAAGAAAAAATCCAAAAAGACCACGCAAGGTCAGTCCCGGAACTCTAAAATGAAGGGGACCAGAAAAAGATACAGGGGGCAAGGCTGAAAACCGAGCTTATTTTAATTGCTGTTAATGTAACTTTTATTGTATCTGTCGTATATATCGTGATACACTTAACATAATTATGAATATATTAAGTTTATTTGACGGAATGAGTTGTGGTCGACTTGCTCTTGACCGTTTAGGAATTAAGGTCGACAAATATTATGCTTCTGAAATAGACAAATACGCTATTCAAGTCTCTTCAGCTAACTATCCAGACATTATCCAAATAGGAGATGTTTGTGATGTTAAAGGAGAGGACTACCCAGACATAGGTCTTGTAATGGCAGGCTCTCCATGCCAAGGATTTTCTTTTGCAGGCAATCAATTGGCTTTTGATGACCCACGTTCAGCGCTGTTCTTTGAGTTCGTCAGGATCTTAAAAGAGGTGAAGCCCAAATACTTTCTTTTAGAGAACGTAAAGATGAAGAAAGAATTCTTAGATGTTATCTCAGAACAAGTTGGAGTAGAACCTATCTTAATAAATAGTGCTTTAGTTAGCGCACAAAACAGATTGAGATACTACTGGACCAATATACCCGGAGTAGAACAACCTGAAGATAGAGGTATTGTGCTTAGAGATATTTTAGAAACCGAACCTGATGAGAAGTACGATATATCAGAAGCTAAAGTAGATAGAGTGCTTAACGCTAAAAGAGGTAAAGGCTACTTTTACAATGAAGATTCAGAAAAGATAGGTACGGTCATTGCTGGTTATCATAAAGAACCAACGGACGGCAGCTACATTGAGCAACATAAACCAGTCAAGCACACAGAACGTAATCGCAGACATCTTAAAATGCCTGACGAGAAGTCTCTATGTATGACTGCGACTATGTACAAAGGTGCTGGGAACAACGGCATGACTTTAGTTCCAATGAAACCTATTAAAGTAGGTATGGCTGTTGAAGAAGTTAAAGTTAGGAAACACGAAGTAGACTTAGAAAAACTACAACAATTGTTAAGAGAAGCAAAAGCTAATGTTAAAAAGACCAATAAGCAAATCGCTGAAGAAACGGATCTACCTATTACTAAAATAGAACATTGGTTTAGAACGGACAGTAGCTTTGCAATACCTAGTGATGACATTTGGTTTAAATTAAAAGAAGTTCTTGATATTAAAGATGATTCTTTTGATGCTCAGATCATGGAGTTTATCTATAGAGATGGTGTGTATGAAAGCACGCAAAGAGTTTACTCAGAAGAAGGTAAGTCTCCTACCATTACGGCTAGTAATAAAGAACAATTGATTGAAGTCAGAGCGTTAACTGAACAAAGGACTGAGGAAAGTAAACGAATAAGGAAGGAACACCGACAAAGGACCGGGAAGGATTGGTCGCCAAGAGGTGGAAAAGAAATGGTACCAAGAGAAGACGGCAAGATGAATACGCTGACTACTTCTTTAACCAAGTCTCATATTTTGGAGATAGAAAGATTACCTGACGGAGTTAAGGGCGGAGCATTAAGAGGTCGACAAATAAGCGACGATGATTCATGGACCCAACAACTAGAGACAAGGGACGACGATAAATCAAATGCTTTAACTACCGTGCAGAAAGATAGTATAGTGGTTTCAACTAAACCCAACAAAGCTTTTGATATTTCAAGAGAAGAATTAAAAGACAATGAAAGACAACGAAGAGTGTACGAAACTAATGGTAAATCACCAACAGTTCTTGCTAGGTCAGATAGTCCAAAAATAACAGAAGATGTAGAAAATTTACATTGGCGTAAATTAACCCCTTTAGAATGCGAGCGTCTTCAAACGGTACCAGACAACTATACGAACCACGTTAGCAACACACAAAGATACAAGATGTTGGGTAACGGGTGGACGATAGAAGTTATCGCACATATATTGAAAGGAATAATATGATGACCGTGCCGGGCGGGAGCTTACCCCTATGAGCATAATACCCGGAAGGTGCCAGCAGACGGTGTGCCTTCATAAGAAAAACATCTGCAAAAAGGGCTGGAGTTATAGCGTTTTTAGTTTGTTTATTAGCTAAAGATTTCCGACCCGGTGACCTTTAAGGGCTTGACACTTGTTAAGCCCTTTCTTTATTATGGGAGATGTTATGGACGTTGAAGGCAATTCCCAGAGTCTTGCTGAAAGTCCCTGTATAGGAGTTTGTTCAGCAACTCAATGGGGTGACGCAATCTGTAAGGGTTGTGGACGTACCTCTACGGAAATTCGAGATTGGGCAGTTCTGCCTTCTGTTTACAAGAAATTAGTAGTTATCCGGGCAATCGGAGAAGGTTACACGCCTAGACAAGTACAACGTTACACGCCTGATAATGCTTTGAAAAAGTCCTCTGTCAGAGTAAAATAAATTTCATGATAGGAGATGGAAATGGAATAGGCAGCTTTGGCGGTCCTGAATTTGCTGGGAAACAATTCGGTGGCGGTGGTTGGGGAGTAATAGATCTTACAGGGGACTTTACTACGAACATGATGAGGTCTAGTCCTAATTTTACTCCTACCCTTTATGGTTTACCTACAAAGGACAGAAAGACAGGGGAACCAATTAATTATGGAACAGGTTTTGAGGGTACTGTTCCCGGTGGGTATGAAACTTCGGGGTATAGTATTCCTGAAGGATATAAAGAGGGTATCGATCAGATTTTTGCAACAGGGCGCAAAATAGACCCAATGAACACTCTTTCTTTAAATGAAGCTCTGTTTAATTCTTCTTCTTTCACAGACCCCAGTGGAATCACTCCTACTATGCCTTCGTTTACTGAACCAGCAACAGGCATCTTTGGGGGAACACTCGGACCTAAACTTAAAAACTCCCTTCCGGGCAGAATCATTACAGGCGCTTTAAGAATCAATCCCGGTACTAGAGGACTGATGATGGGAATATCTTTGTTAAAAGGTCTGAAGAATGCAGAGAATCCAGCAGAATTTTTAAGGCAGGGCTTTACTAGAATGGCTTTAAGCAGAGCGTTAGGTGGAAAAGGTCTAGGTCTTTCTAGTTTGCAACGTCAAGGACTTGGATCTCTAGTCAACATGGCCAGAGGTAGACAGACTCTTGGACAAAGCATAAAAAGTCTTGGAACATCAGCAGCGTTTAGAAAAGCAGCTCCTAGCTTATTAAAAGGTTTATATAAACAAGGCGGTATGCCAGCAGTTTATGTGGGTTTGTCAGCTTTACAAATGGCACAAAGAGGAATTCAACAGAGAATAGCTAAAGGACCGGGTGGCGGTGGGTAAAGGATCAAAGCCAAGACCCCTATCAGTTTCTTCAGAACAGTTCAGTAGCAATTGGGATAACATCTTTAATAAAGAACGCAGAGACTTTCAAAGGTTTTGTCGTCGTATGTGGTTAGATTACTGCGATGAGTTTTCTTCTTTTGGATCTACTACCCTCGATTACGATACTTACGTCAATAATTACAAAAACTTTTTGCGCCAAAGATACAATAAGCGGTAGCCTGTCGGGTAGAAATAATATACAATACATCTTGTATAAATTTACCTCCTTGGGATTTATATTGTTAAAAAACGCACTGTTTGCCTAGTGTGCTAATTAAAAGGCTAGTTATAGTGAAAAGGGAAGATCAACCTTAAATATTACACAAGGTCTTCCCTTTTTTCATGGGCGAAGGATCTGGGACCAAGTATCTGGGACAAAGGACCTATTTTCTAACCTGAGATCAGAATTAAGAGTTAGCTCTATCCTATTGATTTAGTTGAAGAAAAAAATCTTCTAACTTTGGTAAGGTTAGATTGTAAGCTATTGATTTTATTAGCAATGTTTCTTTTCCTATATAACAAAACCTAACCTAACTTGTATTTTTTACAAAAAGTTTTTCTAAATACAAAATTTTTACAGAATTTTAGTTTTCTGGGTTATAAGCGGTAAAAATATAGCTCTTATAAGGGTTTCCGTCTAACTTGGCAAAAGTTAGGTCAGGTTAGAAAGTCCAAAAAACCCTTATAGAATAGGGCTTCCCGTCTAACCCGGTAGAAGTTATGAGGTACATATCCCATAAAATAAAAAGATTGGATACTTTTTATTACTTTGGGGTATAATTTTTCTTTTAATTTAGGACAAGACAATGCCAAAAGGAATATCAGGAAACATATCTGGAAAGAACGAAAAGCATCTGACGGCTAAGCAAGTTAGATTTGCAAAAGAGTACGTTTACAATGACGGATCTAAAACTCAAACTGAATGCGCGCTTGCGGCTGGTTACGCTGAGAGTTCTGCTGCTGTCAGAGCTTCGGAGTTAACTAACCCTCAAAAGTACCCGCTTGTTGTTCGTTACATTCAGGGTCTTCAGGCAGAGCTGGACAAAAAGTATGAGGTTACGTTCAGTCGTCACGTTAGAGAATTAGCTAAGATTAGAGATCAGGCCATAGACAAAGGTAACTTAACGGCTGCGGTTTCTGCTGAAGTTCAAAGAGGTAGAGCTGCTGGCTTGTATGTTGAACGTAAAGAAGTTCGTACCGGGACGCTTGATTCTCTCAGCGAAATAGAAATAAAAGAAAGGATCCAAAAATTGCTTGGGGATTACAAACCTTTATTAGAAGCAGAAGAAGCCGTGATTATTAATCAGTAGTTTTAAATCTAATGTCTGCTAAAAGTTTTTTGAATTTATCGTAAATAGATTCCTCATGATTTTTTGGATAGGTCGTCCATTTTAGCCCGGTGTGGATATTTTCAAATTTAGATATTCCGTTGTTGTAACAAATTTCTCTAACTCCGTCATTAAAATGATAGTAGTTGATACCTTTACCCCATTTCTCAGCATCTAGTTTAAACTTAGTTTGCCTTACTCTGTCTGTGTACTCAGTCATTGATTCCTCTCTTGTTCTTCAACGTATTCTTTGTAGTCTGGGGTCATTCCTATTTGTTCTGTAAGTATTTCTGCATCATCATACATCTGCCAATCAATACTTAATATAGCTTGCTTGTCATCATCGGTTAGCGTGTCAGCCACGTCTTGTATTTTTGCATTGATTCGTGGGTGTGAATCTTGTGGGCAATCTAAACATAATTTATAGGGGCCTTTATTATTCTTACTATCAATACTTAAAAAGACGGCCAGATCCTGTAGCTGACTTCTTTTAAATAATTGAATTACTGCTTTTGCTTGTGGCTTATCTAAATAAGCTATTTGTCTAATCATAGTTGTCTTACCTTTTGTTGTTTAATTATTGGGGGGTATATATCTAAAAAGATCTCATCAGTGAATTCTTTACGTTCATCTGGTGTAACCTTAGATAGAATTCTTATTTCTTTCTTTTTAATCTTCCCGGTTTTCCAATAGATAGATTCAGGAGGAACCATTTTTAAAGTCCAATCTATTGTTTTGTTCCGGGACAAATCAATTTGAAACGTAGGGTGACAAGGAAACTTGTCTTTATATAACTCAGTCATTGAACTTCATGTGTGGTTTGGCTCTAGCTTTAGCCGTTGCCAAATCATCTGTGCCTAAACGTATTGTTGGTCTGCTTGAATCAGAACAAACTAAAACGTATTCACCACTAAGTTTATCTAAAATATATTCACTAGCCATTTATAACTCCTCTGTTATTTTGTTAATTATCTCTCCTACTACTCGCTTATGCAATTTTCGGTCGTTAAAAATTTCATCTTCATCTTCGTGTATTCTAATAATGGGAATACCATCTTTTTTAGGAACTACATAATACTTAACCTTGCGTTTAAGTATCTTTGAGTCTATCTCTTGTTGACCACCAAACATATTCGTAGTCCTTTCCCACAAGTCCATAAATAAATCTTTAGCCATTAGCTTTTCTCCTCCTTTAAATGTTTTGCAACATCTTCCATAACCATAATTAAAGTTTCATCTTCAAGCACAGACGCAGTTAAAGTTTTAATGTGTGTAACTTCATCAGTATCGTTCACATTAATTTGTATATCTAGTACAAAATCTTCCATTAGCTTTTCTCCCCACCTTCTCTATAGTCTTTAAACAAATCTAAAGTAAACTGTTTTAAATGTTTTCTATGTTTCTCTAACTTAGTGTCTGACAATTCCATATCAATTGCAGTACACAATTCTCTTTCAACTATATCTATATTTATCATTAGCTTTTCTCCTTTTTCATATCTTTTATAAGTGCCAGCGAAACTCTAATTTTTATTCTATCTGGCCTATCTTCTTTCACTTCTTCCAAAGTCTGTTGTATGTATTCAAGTTTCTCTATGTCCATTGTCGTCCACTCTCTCCTGTATTAGTCGTTTTAAAAACCATTCTGCTTTTAGTAAATCCTCTACTTCGTTGCCCAAATGCTTGCGTTCGTATCTCCATAAGTATTTAAAAATAGATCCCTTTAAGTAGCCTTCAAATCCTTCTGGGGTCATGCTTGCCTTGATAACCTCAATACATTCAATGGGACCTTCTTTGTAATGCTCCGGGTTAATATTATCTGGCATTTTCTACTTCCTCTAAATCATCAACGTCTAATCCTTCTGCTAAGTATGAGGTATCATAATTTTCTACTCTGTATGTAATTACTTTACCTTGATCGTCTTTGAGTGCGTTTCCGTCATCATCTGCTTTATAGAAAGTTAAATCCCATACCGCAATGTTGCTATAATCTGTCTCAATCGCATTATCTGTTGTCGTAGGGTTTTGTTTCTTGTCGTAGGCGTTAAGTTTCATTAACCACCTTCTAGGCATTTTATTCATCATTTCTCCTATAAATTTTTGTCGGTTACGTCTTGCCAAAATTCATGAAAATATTTATTCAAATATTTGTTTAATCGTAATTGTTGTTCAATAGTCATTTCAACTTTCTTGCCATTGTGTAAAGTTCTTTTCTCTCTTATTAGTATGTCCATCATTTCTCCTTTTTATTTATTAAATTGAATTCTTGGTTAATGATCTTGTTAACCTCGTACATATCTTCAACGATATTCTTATCATCTTCTTTTAGTTCTGCTTCTTTCATTATGTCGTTGTTGCAGCTACAGACATTATCTATGGGTAAAGCCGTGTCCGGGATAACTTTAGTTTCAGGTGCTATATCTGCTACATACCAAACTCTGTATTCAGCTTCTCGGCTCGGTCTTTTATCTACTTTTCTTGTAGTGCATTTCTTACCTTGCTTCTTCATAAAGGTAGCTAAGCTATTTGCTTGTGTTTGAGTTAGCCCACCTACGGAGTCTCCTATTGTTAATTGGGGTACGATTTCCGTGTAGATACTGTTGTTGCTTACTGCGTTTTCAAATCTTTTTGGTATAGGTACGTCTTTATCTATTTTAAATTTCATTCTTACTCCTGATCTATGGTGTAGTAAACAGTTAGTTCCTCACCTTTCTTAATTGGTTTAATAGTGTATAAATCTTTTATAGGGGATTCTGGGTAGAAGCCAACTACCACGCAATTAGGCGTATCTGAATGATTTAAAAATCCACCAACAGGTGTCCTTTCCCATTCGTCCGTAAACTGAACGTGACTTCTTCCTATGTTTCTAGGTTTTGGAATATCTTGGGTAGCGAATAGACCTAATCCGTCTATCTTAGAAGGTTTAATCGTTACCAGATTGGGAAGGGGTCGATACTTAAATTTCATCCTAGTTCCTCATCATTCCATTCAAATTTCCAACCAAGTTCGAGACATAATTGTTTATATTTCTCTCTCCCACTTGATGACATGCGTTGATATTCCCAACCCAAATCATCAACTAATTTCTTTATTTCTTCGTTCATATCCAACACTTATATCCCGGACATTTGTCCTTGCTCCATTCCTTTAAATATTGTTCAGCTTCTTCTCTTGTATCAAAAGTCTCACCTGTTTCATAAATCTCCCATTCTCCTACACCATTTTTACAACGTACAATTTCTAACTTTTCGTCCTTTGGCATTCCACAATGCTCGCAATACTTTTCGTCTCGCTCGCGTACTTCTTTGTTTACACGTCTAGCTATGTAAGGTTTAATGTTTATTACCTTGCTCATTAGTCTTTCTCCCACCATTTTTTTATAAACATTTTATCTACAAATTGTTGGCATTCAGATGTATCGCCAGGTGTATGAGAGATGACTGCTTTACGCATTAACTCCAAGTCAATATTCCCATTTAATATTTCAGTAACCCACCCGTCACCACCCCAATAGTCGTATTCTTCTAAAAAGTTAGTGACACATTCAAAGTCAATATGAATTTTCTTTGTTGGTTGTTTAGCCATTAGTCTTTCTCCTCTGTTACTCCGTCTGCTATCCCCACCATAAAGCCAGCAGTTTGTTCTACTGCTAGAGGATTTAATGTTGTAGATAAAAGTAGTATCGCTAGTTCCTTTCTTCTGTGTTCATCTAACTCCGCTAGACTGTAAACAAGTTTTATCATTTCTTCATCGTTCATAATTGTTCCTTTTGTTAATAAATTACATACCCACTCTATAATAAATATCCCATAAATACAACTAATTTCTACCAATAAAGTATAATATTTTTACTGTGGCACAACCTGAAAAATTGTTTTGGCAACAAGTACGAAAAAACTTAACTGAGTTTTCTTGGATTCGCTTGGAATCACGGGTTAATCACGGCATACCAGACGTTTTAGGCACTACCAAAGAAGGTATTTACTTTACTGTTGAATTGAAGGTAACAAAAAGTAATCGAGTTAACCTGTCGCCACACCAAATCGCTTACCATGAAGAACGTAAAAACTCCCCTGCTTTTATCTTGGTCAAGAGGGTCTTGGAGAGTAGTCCAAGAAAATATGACATTTATATTTATTCCTCTGACCAAGTAAGAGACCTCTCTGAACAAGGTCTCTCTCTTTCTCCCCTTTCTCTCTCTAGCCCAGTCAATTGGTCCTTCGTCCAAAGTCATTTGACCTTTCTCGTTAGAGATAGGACGAAGGAACAATTGACTGGGTAGCTTGCTTGCTTGCTTGCTTGTTTGCTCTGGGTCCAGCTCCGTCGGGCCTAGGCCCGACGGAGCTGGGTCCAAGCAAGCTGAAACGCTTATACTACAAGGGTTTCAGCTTGCTTGCTTGCTTGTTTGCTCTGGGTCCAGTAATGATGCTGACCGGGATGGAAGCTGGTTCTTAAAACACCGCAGTAGGTCGGTCGGAAACCCTTATACTATAAGGGTTTGGGGGCGTGCTTGCTTGTTAGCTCTGCTCAGGGATCCCTGACGGCGTGTCCAGCGGGCTGAAGTTAGGCCTAACTTCAGACACAAAAAAAGGACGGAAGCTGGGGGCTTCCGTCCTTTCCCACTATAGGAGAAGTGTTCTAGTTGATTGCGAATCCTCCTGATTCTCTGATGAAGTTCCTAAATTCTTTAACATTCTCCACATCAAAGGGGTAATGTGTTGCAAAGTCCTTACGTTCTCCTTTACCATGACAAGCGTTACATTCTCCTTGAACGTATTGATCGTTTCGTTTTCCTACTCCCTCACAAGTGTCGCACTTAACAAGAGGAAGATTTTCAAGAGCAAAGTAATAACCCTTTTTATATTCTTCCGTTTCTCCGTTGTCTAATGCTTCGGTTAATCTTTTGCAGATGACCTCGCATTGTGCTTCTGTGATTTCATGACCACTATTACTATGACCTAGTTCGTGATCTTCTTTGGTTAGTATGTCGTCATTTAACTGATAAACATAATCCCAAAGAGGTCGCCACCACCAAACATTGTTTCTGAAATAAGTACCAACGTTTTCATTTTGGTACTCGTTCAATTTCTTAAAGTATCTGTCCCAATCTTCGGACTTATAGTCCTCATGATTCGGTCGCTTTGGTCTTTCTGTTGTAGTCTTTGGATTTAATCCATAAACGTCCATTCCCATAATATTTCTCCATTAGTTAATAAAAGTGTAGTGCGCTCGTATCTTAAAGTAGTAAATAGAAGATTATCCAAACGCACTACATAGATGATTATATATAATTTGTCCCATACAAGCAAGCAACATCATAACTAATTCCTTCTAAGTCAAGGTGGAAGTTCCGTAATAGGAAAACAACCTTGACTTAGATTAAAAAGGAATTAGTTATGATGTTGCTTGCTTGTTCTAACTAAAATTAAAAAGGTCCCGGCTAGTCGTCAACTATAATCGCTAAATTTTTATAAATACCTCGTAGAGCGTCTTGTTCTTTTAAGTGATGATCTTCAACGAAGTCTGGATCTTCTTGTACCTCCATTTCAAATGCTACTACTCCCTTCACAAGAAAATTAATTTCTCTTGGTGTTAGTCTCCTAACTTTTCTTTTAATAATTTGTTTTCTAGGCATATATCTCCTTGCTTGCTTGCTTGCTTGCTTGTTTGTTCTGACTGACCGGGAACCTGGATCCCCTGACCTGGTAGCCCTGTGTGGTAGTGGCATAAAAAAATAAGGCAACTTTCGTTGCCTTATTTCCTTTGGGGTTATTAGTTCGTATGCTCAAACCATAAGTCCTCGACTAAAGGTATCATCATCTCTCTGCCATACTTGGCAACAGATGAAGCCATTAATCTATCCATGAGTTCGTCCATACAGTCGCAGTATGGAAGATGCTCAAGCACTTTTTCTTCAACTTCTAAAAAGACTTCTGTCATTCTCATGATTTGCTCCTATAACTGCGTGGAGTAATAACCCTTCCTCTTATATTCATATCAAATAAAGCAAGAACAGACATCCCACATAGAAAACCTAAAGCAAAAAGAAGTACGGCTACAAGGTAGTAGCCGTATTCAGAACCATAATAAAACGCTGTTCCAATAGTAAAAGGAACGCACATGCTAAAGAACATAATATCTCTCATGATAATCTCCTCTGCTCTTGGATAACGATTGCACCATGCTCTGCTTCATGGTCTTCTAGTAGAGGTGTGTTCTCTAGTATCTGACCATTGGCAACAACAACAATGCCATTGATGACAAGACTAGTGCAGTTCGGCTCAATTGCCTTTGCTACTTCTAACCCATTATTATTAAACATACTTATTTTTAGTTTCATAATTTTCTCCTATTAGTTATTAAAATAAGTATGTATATCCTAAAGGTTAGCAAGCCATGTGTCCATAAGATATATACATAAATATCTTATATAGTCAACTCTTTTCGCGTGTGTGTTCGCCTTGCCTCGCTTCGCTCGGCTTCGCTCGTTGGGGGGGATAGGGTATAGAATGAATCTAATAGAATATTAATAAAAAACAAGCGAAGCTCTTAATATCTATTAGAATGAATCTATACCCTATCCCCCCCAACGAGCGAAGCGAGTGGGTTATATATAGAAGAAAAAAATAGACATGGAGAGAATATCCAGAAACTTTGACAAATGGGGCTACCCCCTTCATTATGTAAAAAGTCAAAAACGATATGGGGTCAAAAAATTTTAAAATTTCAAAAAATTTGGCATGAAAATCTGCACAGCCTGTAAACAAAAACTGCCAAAAGAAGACTTTGAAATCACTTCAAATCCGAAAGGAAAATATTTTCGTAGTGTTTGTAAATCCTGTAGAACCAAAATTGCAAATCGCAAAAAATCCTCCTCCCCAGAAAAATATTTAAGACATCTATACACTCAAGCAAAATCAGCCAGAAGAAATTCAGGTATTGAATGGAATATAGAAGCTATAGACATTGTTGCGTTGTGGCATGAACAAGACGGCAAATGTGCGTTATCAGGTGTTTTTATGACGTGGCAAAAAGACGGAGGTGGAAAAAAGGAATTGAATGCTAGTATTGATCGTATAAATCCCCATAACGGTTATCTACCAAATAATGTACAATTGGTTTGCAGTAGAGTAAATATTTTGAAGCATAACTTGACAGAAGACGAATTATACTGGTGGTGTAAAAATATAATCACATTAAAGGAGTTGAACTGATGGCGAAGGCATCCTACGATATAGACTTGGAGCGGTTAGCAGAGCAATACCCTGATGCTACAAAAGAATTACTTGAACTAACAGAGGCCTTGAACGCTAAGCAGCTTCAAAGGGAGGGGCAAGATAAGTTCCTTCGATACATAAAACACATGTGGCCAGACTTTGTGGAAGGCAGGCATCACCAAATATTTGCTGAGAAGCTAGAAAGAGTTGCAAAAGGAGACCTAAAAAGACTTATTGTCAATATGCCACCTAGACATACTAAGTCTGAATTCGCATCTACATTCTTTCCTTCATGGATCTTGGGCCGTAATCCAAAGTTAAAGGTCATGCAAATAACGCACACCGCTGAACTAGCCTTCCGTTTCGGTAGAAAGGTCAGAGATTTAATCGACTCACCTGCTTATCAAGAAGTATTTCCGGGCGTACAGTTAAAGGCGGATAGTAAATCAGCTGGAAGGTGGGAAACCAATGGCGGTGGCGAAGCGTTCTATTCAGGTATTGGTGGTGCGGTAACAGGACGTGGTGCGGATCTACTTGTGTTGGATGATATTCACTCAGAGCAAGATGCCCTCTCGCCCACGGCCTTAGACAACGCTTGGGATTATTATTCATCTGGACCACGACAAAGGTTACAACCGGGCGGTGCTATTGTTATTGTGATGACAAGGTGGTCAGTCAAAGATTTAACTGGCAGACTCCTTAGCAGGCAAGTAGAAGACCACGCCGACCAATGGGAAGTTGTGGAATTCCCAGCTATATTTCCTGATAGTCAAAAACCTTTATGGCCTGAATATTGGAAAATAGAAGAATTAGAAGGGGTAAAAGCCTCTATACCTGTAAGTAAGTGGGAAGCACAGTGGATGCAAAATCCTACTTCTGAAGAAGGTGCTATTTTAAAAAGAGAGTGGTGGAAGATTTGGGACAGTGATGAAGTTCCACAAATGCAGTACGTTATACAGTCGTATGATACGGCTTACACGAAAAAAGAAACAGCAGACTATTCTGCTATAACGACGTGGTGCGTATTCTACCCAGACGAGGGGTCCCAGAGACCAGCTCTATTGTTACTCGACGTAAAGAAAGGTCGGTGGGATTTTCCAGAGTTGAAAAGGCAAGCGTACGATCAATATCAATATTGGGATCCAGATACCGTAATCGTAGAAGCTAAAGCGAGTGGGCTACCGCTAACCGACGAACTGCGACATTCTGGAATTCCAGTGGTGAATTACTCACCCGGCAAAGGACAAGATAAAATTGCGAGGGTAAATGCAGTTGCACCGATGTTGGAATCAGGTATGGTGTATGTTCCTGAAT